CTTCTAAATTATGGCTTTTTTCGTACTTGCCAGGAGTTGCAGATACATATAAGATTTGATTTACCATACTTTCAAATTCTGTAAATTTTAATGGTCTGTTATCCAAAGCAGAAGGCAATCTAAATCCATAATCAACCAAATTTTGTTTTCTACTTCTATCCCCTTCATACATTGCTCCAATTTGTGGAACAGTAACATGACTTTCATCTACAATAATCAAAAAGTCATCAGGAAAATAATCAATCAAAGTATAAGGTCTTGAACCTCTTTCTCTACCGCTTAAATGAGCAGAATAATTTTCTACTCCACTACAAAATCCAATTTCTTGTAACATTTCCAAATCATATTTTGTTCTCTGTTCAAGTCTTTGGGCTTCAACTAATTTATTTTCTTGATTTAAAAC